CAGTAACAGCGAGTGATTGATACCTTCTTCTCTGCACTTATATTGACTTTGGCCGCCCGCGCTATTAGCCAGATACGGGGCACGGATGCTGCTGTAAGTCTTACCGTCCAGCGAGGTCATCACATTCAGGTTGAAGGTAACTTCATTGTATACGTTCTCAATGAAGATTTCATCCAGAATGAGAGTGCGAGCTCGCACATACTGATACTTACCAAGAATGAGAGTACCGTTACTGGCTGGATTCAGTACGTCAAAACTCACACTCACACACGTACCGTTCGCTTGAAGAAGTCCAATACTCTGACGAGGTAAATCAGTAATAGTGCTAGATACAATCTGAGGTGAAACTTCAAAGACGTTAACATGATTAACCTTTAGTTTACCGAAGCGCTGAGTGATTAGATCGTACACTAGCGCATGGGTTAGAGACAGGATACCGTAGGAAATGATAAGGTATCGGGAGGATACAATACAGATCTTTTTTACTAGGGTTGCAGATAGCCGAGTGAGCGTGAAGATCTTATTGATATCATCAAAGTCCTCAAATAGCTTACCGCTGATAAAATCGGTGACATCAGTCAGGGTAGTGGTAGCAGAACCCATACTGATAAGTTGCATACCATTCGTGGTGTATGCATAGTGATTTCCAGTATCACCTTCCTGAGTAATCTGGTCAAAGTTACTGATGCCGCCGCTACCTACAATTGCCTGGAAATCAAATGGATATTGAGCATTTCCAGAGTACGTGCCACCTACTGCATTATCTGTAGTGTATACAATGAAGCCTTTAGTGTGCGGTAGGCAGAATGTAATAGGTCCGTCAGCTGCCTGGATTTCGCCGCCCCCGCTACCCGTGATAAGGCTGGGAGTGAAATCAAGTTCGCTAATTGTACTGGACCAGTATACTGCACCCGGACTGGTTGCCTTGACTAAGGAAGTTGCACCAGTAGCGGTTGCTACATTACTGAGAGTCACTACGCCAGTGGTATAGTTCACACTGGAGATAGTGGTTCCAGCAGGGAAGTTCGTGATAGTTACTGCATCGCCGGCCCGGGGAATGATTGTGCCGATGGTGATTGCACTCAGGTCAGCACTACCGCTAGTAGAAGTAACTGCAAATGTGTAGCCAGGGTTAGTACTATTCCAAGCAATCATGTAGCCGAAACTACTAGTGATGCCATCTACTGCAGAGATATCCAATGCAGTGAATACTTGATTATCAAACCCGTGCGTGGTCCAGTTGTAGGTGCAGAGTTTATAATTCTTCTGCAGTACGTATGTGATGCCGCTGATATAGGTAGCATATACCCTAGCGGTAGGTGCAGTAGATACAAACTGCAATTGCCAGCCAAGTAAGCTAGATTCCCAAGTATACCAGCTACCATCAGTGCAGATAGCCAGTAGTGCAAATCTACCAAAGTCATCCTGCAGGTCTAGAATGTAGGAGAAGGTAGTATTCGGTACAGTGACTGCTGGATTAAGGATAGTTTCATAGCCAATACTCTGGAATCCTTGAGCATGCGGCATCACATTATGGCAATAGTATACCTGAGGAATACCTACATCATGGTCACTATCTTGAGTACTCTGTACTTGACGGTTAAAGTTATTATCAGGAGACTGAGATACCATGATAGTACGTCCCCAGTTCTGAGCAACTAGCGGGAAAGTACGAGCACTCAGATTAATGCGGGAAGTAATTTGACTCATGTTATCTTTTCCTAGGTATTAATGAACCAAGAGCATCCAGTCAACGGAATCAGTAGATGCAGCACTGGAACTAATTACAAAGCTAGTAGTAGTCTTGGAAGTAACTGCATACCTATTAGCTGTAGCATTAGGAGTAATAAAGATTTTATATGCAGTATCTGCTTCTGCAGTAGGAAGTGGCACTGTAACAGTTAGGCCGCCCGTAAATACTGCAGTACCGACGGTCTTAATTCCGCCTACCTGAGTACTAGGAGAAGGAAATGCTGGAAGAGTTGATCCTTGATCTTTAGTAGTCATAGCATTTCCTTAGTTTGCGTAGCCGATAGACAGATCATACACATTCAAGATAGCTGCAGTAGTGTTTTTCCAAACACCCAGTAGACCGCCTAAATGAGGTTGAGTAAGTGATACTGGACTGCCAATTGCTGCATCATCTACGTATACAGTACAAGTACCAGGATTGACTGCACTTAGTACAACTCTATACGTATGCGATGCGACGCTTAAGTCTACAGCACCAAGTACAGTTGCAGTATAAGTTCCAGGTGCAGTAGCTTCATATACAGTAACAAAACCACTTGCATTGAGAGCTACGTAGATAAACTTCTCGGGGCCTGTGAGTGCAACATTATTACCGATCAGTCCACCGCACAATACCACACCAGAAATCTTTGGCATCTGACTAGTCCACTCAACTTGCAGAGGATAGTCAAAGCGTGAAGCAGCAACTGTATCTACTAAAAAAAGCTGGTCAGTAGTTGCGGCACTGAGAGATAACTTACTAGCTACTTGAATACGATTAATAGGAACGGCCGCAGCATTTGCCAGCAGTGCTTGTCTAGAACGCTTGCGAAGTTTAATGCCACTGAGAGCAATAGCACCGCTTGCAGTATTGGTAATAGTCAATTGGTGAATACCTGGATCAATATTACGTTGTACTACAATTTCATTTTCCTGCGGCCAAGCTGCACTAAACCCACTAAGTGTTTGACTGTTAATTGCAGCACCTACTGAGCTGCCATCCAAGTTCATACCGAGCGAAGGTGCACCCAAATCAAATCCAACTTCAGGAACTCGGAAAAGAACTTTCATACTACCATTAGTAGCAACACTAGTATTCTTACTAGCACCGCTTCGAGCAGTTACTGTAGAGTTGTTTGCAATACTAGTTCCACGAATAAAACTCTCAGATGCATTAGCAATCTGTCCATCTGTACTCAGGGTAGGAATTAGAGAACCAAGTAATGGTTCAACTAAGTTAACACCGGCTTTGATATAAATAGTATTACTGGCATGTGCACCATCTGGGAACATATCAAGTGCCCGATAGTTACCGCCTCCAAGCATCTTGTGGAACATAGCATTATTATCTACCAGGATCACTTGATGCTTATATGCAATATCCTTCATTGCCATGCAGAACATAGCAGTAGCCTGAACCCAAGCATCACTTCCGAAAGAACCGATAGCAAGAATAGGGTGAGGAGTTACCAAAATAGGAACTTTACCTGCGGCACGAGTTAAGTAGATAAAGTTCAGGAGGTTATTCCTATATACTGCCAGTGTAGTGGAATTCGGTCCCTGTGCATCATTTACACAGTGGTTACAGTACACAGCTTTAGCAGTACTAATTAACATCTTGGCTGCGTAGCTGCTGCCAGAACCATCACTCCCGATAATCATTTGATTGAGTGAAGTGCCGCCTAATGCATTGTTATTAACGGTAAGATTATTAGCTCCAAGAAAGTTATTCATCGTAGCCTGTAACGTCTGGGGCGGCGGATTAGCTACCTGACCTACCCCACCAGTACCGCTCCCATAAAACGTAGAGTCGCCGTGACAATCAATAACCTGAGCAATTGCATTGGTGAGATTAATAAATATTTGACCAATATTTTCTGCATCTGCATAGGCACTATAAGCAGCACTGGCTTCAAGTGCAGTAGCGCGTGCCTGCAATGCAGTAATAGCAAGATCGACAAAAGTAGCACCAAAGCCAATAGTACTAGCACCAGCAGCAGATGCTAAAGTAGCTCGTAAGCCAGAGTCAATATTAGCAGTAAGAGTAAGATCAGGAAAACCAATTACATCTACCACATCAACTGCAGTAAGAGCACTGGTGAAAGTAAAACTACTGGTAGATGTTTCTACGAAATCAATACCGAGAGTTTGCTTCTGACCGTTAATGAAAACGATCAGAGAACTGGTACCAGGTACGTAATTAAATGCAGTAAGGTTAAAAACAGTTTGTCCTGCAGTCGAAGCTAATCGTTGCTGCAGGACAGTGCCACTAGCATTAGCTAGGATTTGGGAGGTATTACCAAATAAGGAAGTCATTTGTATTCCTAGTATCCAGCGGCCGTAATGTTTGAAGTCTTGAGCATACCGATTTGCTCAGCAACCAATTGCTTATACCTAGCAGCTTCTTCATCCTTGCCGACACTGGCAAATACACTAGCTACTGCATCATAGATAATACAATAGGGATGATCGAGTGCAATCCAGGAATTGAATCCAGTATCGGTGATATTTGGGTTCAGGTAGCAACCGAATAAATAGTACTGATCTTGAGTACTGGACTTAATATGAATCTGTGCGCCGGCTGCATAATAAATGTCAGACTTGGCGCACTTGTAAATATCAAATACTTCATTCGGTTGCAATAATTCGAGTTCTCTTCCAGGAGAGAAAGTACCATCGCTTCCTAAGGAATACTTGCGAAAATACTTAATAGCGCGGAAGAGAGGAATAATTGAACGATAGTCCAGATCATTTAGGTAGTTCGCGGTTCCGAAATTAATTCCAGTCTCGAAGATATCTTTGTAATAGTAATCAGACTGGTGCGCTTTCATTGTGGCAGAACGAATTGCCGAAGCTGTTTCAGCAACTCTATCCGGGCGATTAGTCAGGGTATAGACTTCCTGAATCAGTTCGGCAAGTGTCATTTTACTGTGTCCTAGTTACTACGAGTTCTTGCTCATAGCTGCAAGCAAGGCAGCCGGCATAAGAGCTGCTGCACCGTTGCTGACATTCTGTGCAACTTGGTCGGTACCTGCGGCGTTGAGTTTCTTATCTGCAGGATCCAGATTATTGCCAAGATCACGCGGAGCATTTTCGGCAAGAATCTCTGCACGAATCTTAGCTCGCAATGCAGCCATCGGATCGGCATCATCAGTACTGGAAATCACTGCAGGTTCATTCTTATCAATAAAGATATGCGGATGACCCGAACGAACTTCCTTATCCAGCTGCTCAATCTCAACAGAGTTAGCAGTCTTGTAGACACCCTTTACAAAGGTTGCTTGACTGCCGTCCTTGAATACATAGTGACAGGAAGGGAGACGATTCTTATAAACATGCAATTGAACTTCGGCGCCCGATGCCAACAGTTCAGCAAGTGCTTGCTTTGCAAGTGCAGACTTTTCTTGCTCAGCAGAGAAAGTTGCAGCCATTTGTTCCTGAGCCTTAGCGATTTCAGGTTCAGCGGATTTTTGGCTAGCAGCCAGTGCAGGAATGAGAGTTGCCATGATTGTGTCCTTGGTTGGGTTGTGGTATCTTTTTCGTAATCCAGAAGATACCAGAAACTGGAGCCCCGACCAAGAGCAATTAGCCCACAGCAGCCGCAGTCAGATTGTAGATAACTGCATTTGCCGGCGGATTCTTGATAACTGTGGTAAGTTCAGTAGTAAGCGTACCGCCCACTGCATCCATGCCATTGTCAGCAATATCACCAGATTGCGTGAATTCCCGATTCTGAGTCTTACGATCGCCGAGGTAGGCAATAGCAAAACTAGACAGATCAACAGCAACTGCCATTTTGCCCCAGCTTGCGTTGGAGTTAAACAGCGGATGTTCGATCATGCGGAAAGTACCGCGAGTCGTCTTGAAAGTGCTGAACTGCAGACCGTAGGAAGTCTGGCCATCAGCAATAAAGTACGTACCATTCACGCGACCGATGTTATTCAGAACGCGCTTAGCAGCACCGCCAACGAACAGAACTCGTTCATTAGCAACCTTCGGATCGGTGGCTTGATTGAAAACCGGATCCAGGAAAGTTTCCAGCTGCGTGTAGGTAGTCGTACCGCCAGCAGTGTTGATGTTGACTGCACTGTAGTAGCTAGGATAGTACGACAGATTGCCAATGATACTGATCAGACCGTCCATAGTGCGGAACGGCTGACCATTACGAACACCACTGGATTTCTGGCCGAAGAAGAGAGCCTTTTCGATATCAGCAGCATGGAACGCTGCACAATCTTGCTTGCTTTCAGCTTCGTTACTGTCGCCAGCAATCATCAGAGTCGCACGAACCGTATCCGAGATTGCCCACGTATTGCGGAAAATCTGGGTCAGATTGGTAATGCGAACCGGATTGATAATCAGCGAGTTCGGACGATTCGAAGCTTCTTCGAAAGCGTTACCAACTTGGTAAAGATTCGTAGAAGCAGGAACTGCCTGAGCTGCCACATTGCCAACAGCACGCACAACACTAACGCTGACACCGCTGACGATCGCATTGATCAGAATGTTTTCGCCAGTGGAGTCAACACGCATAACCATACCCGGAAGGATATTGTTAGTGTTGGTCACAGTGAACGTCGTATCAGTTGCAGTTTGACCGGCAGCCGACACGGTAAGTTGCGGAAAGAGCATAGTCTTGGTGAAGAAACCATGCTCAGTAGCAACAGCAGTTTCCGTCTTCAGCATGGAAGTCATGCCAAAAAGCGGAGCAGTGCCATTAGGCATCAGGCGAGTAATCATTCCTGCGAACGACTTCTTTGCCAGATCCTGAGTAAGGCCTGCAGAGGTAAAAATACCAGCACTCATTTTGTTTCCTTAGTTAGGTAAATAGTTCTGTAGGCTATTACAGAAGACCTTGGCCAAGACCCTGAAGGGAAATGACAGGCGAGAAGGTATACGCAATTGCAGTGGCATTCGTGCTAGTTGCATTTGCACTCAGAGTAAGAGTACCAGCAGCAAGATTAACTGCAAGAATAGTTGCACCTTGTTGGCCAGCACTGGCACTGGTGACAACCATACCGACAGTAAGTGCAGCCAAATCAGCAGCAGGGACACCGCTGATAACTGCACTGGCATTCACAGTAGTTGCGGAAGTGGTCTTAGCCGGAGTGCCATTGACTACAGTTACCAAGTAATCCTTGACACTGGATGCATTCACAGTCGGAGCTGCGACAGACATACCGGTGTTAGCAGTAGCAGTAACAGTGATTGCAAACGCAGCCGTGTTGTACCAGCGAACGCGCCAGGAAGTGCCCGGCTGAACACCAGTAAGACCGGGACCAGCAGTAAGCGCAGCAAGAATGTTAGCTGCAGTATCCAGAGTATCCGTGGCCGCAGCGCTAGGAGTACGTTGGATAATAGTAGCAGTTAACATTGCACCTGTAATGGTGGGAGCATTACCTGCAACAGTTGCCGGAAAAACTTCCGCTGCAGCAAGCACATCACCTTGCATAATCTGACGAGTAAAATTCCCGTCAGAAATAAGAGACTTTGCGAGAGACATAGAGTTTCCTTTTCCACAGAGTGGATTAGTATTTAATAACTGGAATTACCAGCTCAGAATTATTCCAGGAAAGAAGTCCAATCAGTTTCTGCAGCTTTTTGCTCTGCAGTCTTAACCGGCTTCGGAGCCAATGCAGATTGCATGGCATTCATGAAGTCATTTACTTGCTGCTTGATTTCAGATTGAGTGGCCGTCGGATTCTTTTGCAAGAATTGAGTCTTGGCCATTTCAACTAAAGGAGCAAGTGCGGGATTGGCGTAGAGGGGATTTTCAGTCTGAAGGGAATCGGTAAGATTCATACCCTTCATAATTCCAGGAAGTTGTTTCTGGAATTGTTCACGCTGTTCAGCGAGAGCTGCTTTAACGATCTCTGCAGTAGTGACAGTGGATCGCCCGTAAACTTGTTGACTGGAGTTGTTGATAGCTTGCTGGAAAGCTTGAATTGCTTCCGGTCCCCCAGCAGCAATTTTTGCCATCAATTCGGGAGTAACACCTCCCGCAAAATTAACCTTACGTGCGGACTCCATTACCTTTGCAGGATCGAGTTTAGCAAAGAAATCAGTCGCTTCCGTATTGGTGTTGTCCGGAGTATTCCAGATATCTTTAAATGCATCCAGAGGGGTGGAATTAGCATCTACAGAACCTGCAGGTGCAGCAGGATTAGCAGGATCACTACCCGGAAGAGGCTGTCCAGGATTAGTTACTTGCGTAGGATTATTAGCACCCTGCACAGGAGCTTGTTGTGCGGGAGGAGTTACGCCGCCAAAAAGTTGTGCCATCAGACTGCCCATACCGGCCATATTGAAATCTCACTTAGTTGAATTGATCGGGGTTATTACCTTGCGCAGATTGTTTCTTTGCAAGTTCTAGGAGAGCAGCCTTCGCTGCCATGGAGCCATCTATCAGCCAGGTAATGCAAACTAACTGGCCGTTTAGAAATGCTTGGTCAAGTCCAAATTGGACTGGATTATGTGGATCGAAGGTTAGATTTAGAATTCGTTCCGCTATTACTGACTTCTCATTTGAGAGAACTAGAAGTTGCGGTTCTGAAAGTATAGAACCTTCTAGTTGCTCTCGCTCAGTAAGAGATGCCTTGGTCAGGGTGATTTGGATCATTGGATTGCCTTGTCTTGTACAGCGGCTGAGATAATTACCTTATGCATTAGAGGCAGGTCTAGAATTAAATTCCAAATTGCTTTGGGACCTTCTGTCTGCTTGATATGTATAAGGTACTTAGCCACTAGTTGAAGATATAAACCAGCTAGTTCGTAAACATGTACAAGAGTTGCATCTCTGGGTACATAATTTGGCAGACGCAAACCTGTGCTAGAACTTACTGGAACTATATAGCAACGTCCTCTAGACTCATAAATATTAATGGAACTCACTGTGCACTCCCCGTCTGTGGCGCCGCAGGAACTGCACTAGCTCCTAACTGTGCTGCATTAGGGTTACCTGCATAATTCCCTTGAGCCTGTGAAACCGGATTCCCTTGTGCTTGCGGTGCCGAATTTCCGCTAACGCCGGGAGTGTATCCATACTGTTGCGGAGTCGGTTGCGGCGGATAATTCGTTTGTCCAGTCTTACTAATTTGGAGAGCAGTTTGTTGCCATGCTGACATTGCTTGCTCGTAGGCAACTTGCTGAGGAGACTTCTCGAAAGATGTGAGGTCGACATTTTGTGTCTTCATCAAGTAAGAGAAAGCAGGAGCCACATTGTAGCCAGCGCCGAGAGTAGGACTGCTACTGATAGCTTGCAATGCGGACTGGAAAGCATCTGCACTGATTAGCTTGTCAGTAGGAGTGAGACCATCGCTGATCTTGAATGTGACAAAGGATTTACGAAGAGCTACTGGATCAACTTTAACAACTCGCTCCTGGGCTGGACTGTACAGAGAAATACCAGCTTGATATTGCATGGTATTAATCTTTAGAATCTGCTTCAGAGGAGTGAATAACTGCGCTTCCAGTAGCATGGAACAAATCTGATCGCGGCCATTTGCATTAGCCATAACAGATTCATATTCCGCTTGCGTCCGATTTCCCTTAGTGAATTGTCCCTGTTTGGCTTGGTTTTGTCCGTTCACTGTATTTGCCATGGAAAGCATTTGCTGCATTTCCTGGAAGCTATTTGCGGACTGATCATCACGGAAAGGAATAGGATAGTAAGCTTCCTGCGGAGTCTTTCCGTAGGCGCCCGGACGCATGGGAATCTTAGCTACTGGAGAATCATTATTGATATGTTCTGCAGAAATCAAGAGTGGATTGTAGATGCCGCGATCACTGATTGCTCTACGTTTCGCAGCCATTGCACTATTGACAAGTGCGGATGCCAAATCTTGGAATGGAATCGCGTTAGTTGCGAGGCTCTTCGTCTGATACCCGAGTCCATCATTATTCGGTTGCATGAAGAGACACGGGATAAGATTATGCGCGTTCGTTTGTCTTTCACAGTAGACGAGAACCTGATGATTGACAATAATGAATTTCCATACTTGGGGCGTGTTGGCTGCAGGGACTCGCAGATTAAAATCCTGAGGGATAATTCTTGCGTAGAGGGTAGTGACTTCATATAGATTCCTATATTGCATCTCACCTGCGGGCCGATCATTCATTCCTGCCCAAGCCATCCAATCCGGTCCAGCTCGCGGATTCCGAACAATGCTTGCATCCGGATTAAGTTGCGGCACATAGTATGATTCCAGGCCGCCCGCAAATCCACCAGCAATACTGGGACTTCCTACTCCAGATTCAAATGCCGCCTGGATATTGGATACCATCTTATCCGGAAGTTCGGCGAACAATTTCTTAAGTGCGACCCGGGAATAGATTTCGGTACGACCGCAGAATTCACCTTTGGTTGCCATATCAACCGGATAAACTCGGGTATCCCAGAAAGTATTGTAAGGATCCCAACGCTTGATGCAATTGCCTTCCCAAATAACTTCCTTAGGTACAGAACCATTCGGACCGCCGCCACTAGAAATAGGTGCAGTCTCAATTGCAGCTGATACTTGCCGATCCCAAGTTGCTTCCACAATTCCGAGATTGTATTTGAATCCATCCCGGAAAGTCATCATGAGTTCCTGAACCCAACCGCCACGGGTTTGATTCTCTTCCATGATTGCCTGATACATCAAAGCAGCAGATTCATTCTCAGGTCCGCCGACCCAGCCAAACATTGGCTGACCAGTTAGGAATACGCTGGATTGATAGGTAACTGCAGCTTCAACTGCAGGCAGGACTACTGGGACAGTTACATTCTGGTACTTTGTGGGATCACCATATCGATTAGCAAGTTTTGCTTTCCACTGGGTTTCCGTATAGTCCTTCTCTCGCATATATGCACGATCAACATTCTCCAGCATGGTGCGAATGCTCCACTGGCTATTGAGAAGATTGTAGCATTGACGAGAAAATTCCAGGATTGCCGCCTGGGACTTAGGTGGGATTACAACTGCAGTTGCGCCGGCCATGTGGTTTGCCTTTGGTTGATTGTTTGGGTGGACTGGTTAGAATGCACTGGATTCAGATTCATGTGGAATCTTGATTGCCAAGTGCTCTTGCATTTCCAGAAAGTTCTCTTGCTTCATAAGAGGTGCATACAATTCCACCATCTTCGGCATATAAGTCAGGCAGTCCAGAATGCCATCCTTTTGCCGCGATTTCATTGGATTGTATTGACCGATTTGATTATGTGCGAGAGGCCGTGCTTTGGGGTGGATTTGTATCTCACCTGCCATATATTGCTTAAGCATGTCCAGAATACGGTTGGTCTTTTGCATCTTACCTGTGTAAAGCTCAACTGCCTCGATACCGATGATTCCCTTTTCACGACAAATCTCCTGAAACCAGAAAATGAGTGAGTACTGATATGCATTAGCTTCAATGCCGATTACTCGGCAATTCTTGCGGAGAGCAAGTTCCAGTGCGAATTCAATCACTTCTTTAGGAGTCCAGCGGCCTTCGTGGAGTTCTACTGCACAGGGAATACCTTGGTGTAATTCCATATAACTGAGTGCGCAGGCATCGCTATTTTCCTTATCATTACTAGGATCAATGATGATTGCATTTCCCTGATGCATCTCATCTGGCTCAACTGCATAGGCGGGAACTTTAGTGAGATCGAAATCATTTGCTACTGTGGCGTTCTCATCGTTCAGAACTTCACTGTAGAAAATGTTAGCTTTGCCGGCCAGTGCATCATTCTGGAATTCTTTAAGGAGCTGATTGATAGGATGCAGTTCTTCCCATAGAGATTTGCCATCTTCCGTGATGCCACCCACAATGAACTTGAGCCAGTTAGGGTTAGGCTTGAGTCTCTTGAGGATAGAGAACTTGGTAGGATACATGTTTGCAAGAAAGATATAAAGGCAGCCTTCAGGAGACTTTGCCTTCATTGCAGTACCTTGCATCCAGTTCTCAATTTGGTCACTGATGATCTGAGAATCTGCATCTTCCCGAGTCTGTACGTCATCGAAAATCATTACATCCGGGCGCCGATTTTTACGAGTTATACCACGAATATCTGACCCAGCTCCAGCTCCTCTAAGAATAATGTTGCGTCCTCGAAAGCCAAATAATTTAAAATCAGCCCGATCCGTAACGAGTCCAATTCTCCAGTCGCCAAATGTTGCTTTAATATTTGGTTCATCCAGCATATCTGTGACGTCACCGATGACATCGTTAGCTTTTGTTTGGGTGCCGCCAATGTAGAGAATAAAAGACTTCTTGGTAAATAGAATACAGTATAGAATGAAGAGTTTGAGGACAGTGGTTTTGGAGAATCCACGCGGCAAACCAAGAGCAATCTGGGAAAAATCGCGTACTTTATGACTAAATCCGGATAACCACTGCCAGATACCTGTGAACACAATAGGAAATGCATACTTGTAGACATCAGGCATTGCTAGCGCTGCTAGGAAATCCAGCGAGTTTCTTGCGGACTCTTGGATTTGCTGAGCATCTGCTGCAATAGTCTGAGTGGCCTCCTCGTATTCAGGTTCTTCTATTTGTTCCAGTTCAGTAGGATCAGATGCAAAACCTAGATCATCTACGGCTAGAGTCATTTTGGATCCCGCGTGCGCAGATAATTACTAAGCCCGGCCAGCAGTACATTGGCGCGAACTGCATTATCTTGAGTGTAGGAAGTTTGCGGCGGACGATGCAGAATCTCCACTCGCTTAAGTGGAATGCGATCAGGACTGCGCAAACGAGGTAAAGTGGGTTTATCGGTGGGTTTATCGAATTCCACTAGGTACAGGAAATCAAGTTCAATCTTGCACGGGCGGGCGGTCATTTTTCATATTCTCCTCATGTTCAAGTGCTAGTGCGACCTTAGCTGCATTCTCCATGCTGTTACTGCCAATGGTGACCAGAGATTTGTTATCCACTGCTACAATGTGGCCATCTACAGTCTTGGAGAACTTATGCACTACTTGAGTAGGAAGCGTGATATTGATGATCTGAGTAACTGGAGTATTCTGGACTTTGCTGGAATCGCCGAGACGGCGCTTGGCGGCATTTACTTTGCTGAGAACAGCTGCAATTTCCCCTGGCTTGGATAGGAATGGCAGAGTGTTCTCTAATTTCTGTAGCAGTTTGCCTTCAATGCTGTCATAGGAATCATCCAGTTTGGCATAACGGTCTAGTTTCAGTGACTTCCGGGCCGCCAGTTCCTCTTTAAACCAGTCTTTTGCAAGATGTTGGCTGATTGCACTGGGTGTGATTCCCAGAGTGGATGCTACCACTTCTTGCGAGTGGCCATCCGCTAGCAATTTCAGGATATTTTCTTCATTCGTGCTGAATTTCCGGCGCACCTCACTCTCCAAACCAGCTAGTTCGGCAGTAGGAAGCGGCGGCGGAGTGGATTCTTGCGGAAAACCAAGGCTTGCGAGTAATTGTGTAGAACGAATTCCCACGAGGTGCCCCTAGATATGTGATCCAGCAAAGCTGGAGGATTAAAGATAGTGTAATTCTTTTAAATAGAGAGAGTAAGAGAATACAAAGTAGGGGTGGATTGAATTTCGATTTGAAAAGTTTAGGAAAATTTGGGAGGTTCTATAGGCTGTAACGCTAGCTCAAACTCAAAAAAGGTCCATACCCCCCGCCACTTTTGTCAGTGAGCGCTAGCTTTGCTAGCTTGCTGCATACTTTACTGCACATTTTACAAGGCATTGTAATGTTTACTGGTTTTCTGTGGATAACGTGTGCACAACTAGGTGTTTGTGGGTGATTCTGGGTTGGCATGGAGATTGCTCCTGTCTCTGTATCGTGATCCACAGTGTTCACGTGAGTGTAGTACCTGATAAGGCACACTCGGACTGACAATCCACAGCTCTTTAATAATCCGGCGGCTATCTATCTATATGCACTGTGCTCTGTATCACTAGGATTGCATTGATTCAGGTAGTGCATATAGCTGGATTGCTCAGCTCAAGTTAGTTTCCTAGAACATTCCCACTCACTTCGTTTCTATCTCTATGTGGTTTGTATCTACCTCTATCTCTTGGTTTCTATCTCTCACACTCACAGGAATACACATCATGGCTAACAGACTCATTCACACCACTTTCTCTGAATACACCCAGTTCACGGCCGCCAAGGTCTACTGGAATAGCGAGCTGCAGGAATACACGGTCAATCTGATTATTCGGAACAAGTATTATCCGGATGCAGACTACTTCACACCGGATAGGCAGGATGCACTGGCTACTGCACTGGCGATGGTATCTGGTGCGAATGCGGCTCGGGATTCTGAACAGTATCACTTCTAGCGCCTTCGGCTTCTATTTAGCCATCACTCACGTCAACACAGGAGAATTAATTATGTCTACGCTCATGACCTCGTTGGATGAAATCCGTAGTTTCAATCCCTGCGCCTCGGGCTGGAAAGCTATTCTGGCAGGCAGAAATAAAACGGAGGCGGATTCCGAACTGTTTCCTCTGGTAGAATGCGTGGAAAGCAATTCCGTATCAGATGTATGCTGGCTGCTGGGTAAGCGGAAGGCAGAGATTCAGATATGCGTTAGATTTGCAAGAATGTGTGCAGATAGTGTGGCACATTTGAATAACGTAAATTCTAGACGGGCTGATGCTTATGCTTATGCTGCTGCTGATGCTGCTGCTGATGCTGCTGCTTATGCTGATGCTTATGCTCATGCTTATGCTGCTGATGCTTATGCTTATGCTTATGCTGCTGCTGCTGCTCATGCTTATGCTGCTGCTGATGCTCATGCTCATGCTTATGCTTATGCTGATGCTGCTTATGCTGATGCTTATGCTGCTCAGAGAAAACTGAGCAGGCAATTCCTGATTCAGTGCATCAACGAATACGGTCAACAGCCGCAGGAGTAACTCAGTCACACTAGCTCTACCTATCTGGATGGGGCTAGCAGACTGCGCTATTGCAGTGTTTCCCCGCTTTGCGGGATATTTGGAGTACTTGCTATGTCTACCGTTACTGCCGCTCACACCAATGCAATTCAAGCTAACAATCCTCTCTTCATCGCCACGGAAACGGATGGCAAGGGATTGGATGCAGTGGAAGGAATGGAATGGGTGAAGATTCCGGAGAAGAAGGTGGATGGCGGCCGAGGAAAGGGAAAGACTGTTGCTGCAGTCAGCGTGCCTGCACTGCAATTCGATGCAGGGAATCTCAGCGGTATTCTCAATGAAGCCGTGAATACGCTGCGGCGAGAACTGATCGTGAATCTGTACCGCGCAGGGCAAAAGGAATTCACTGGGGAAGATATCAGCGAGGATGCGGTGGCCAGTTACTGGACCAGCAAGAACTGGAGTGCGGAAGGAATCGCAAGCTGGTTTGATATGGAGATGGAACCGGTACTGGTGATCGCGATTTCCGCTGCGAAGGGCTGGAATGATGAATCCCTAAGCGGGGAACAACAGCAGTATGTGGCAAGCAAGTGTGCAGCATACAAAGCTAGTTACGTGGCCTGTGCGGATAAGTTCCCCAAGCTGAATGCAGCGCAGTCGGGGGAACTGTTGCGAGTGCTGAATCTGGCGGAACTCAGTGGCCCGATCGCTGATCGTATTCGGGAAAAGATCACTCCGAAGATTGCTGAGGAGAGTTTGGGTTTCTGATTTCACTGCGCTTGTGTGAGGCCTGCAGGTTGTACGGGTTACGTGGGATGCGTAGCCTGTGTGGCCTGCATGGCCTGTGCCCACGTGAGCCGTGCCTACGCACCGTGCGGTACCCCACCCCCTCAGGGCATAGGCTACATTCTTTATTCCCTTTATTCCACTTACTATCCCTCTCAATACTACTCGCTACGCGAGGGGGGTAGCTAAAAAAGAGTTAAAGAGAATAAAGAATGTATTTAATGATTTTTGTTTATTTTAAGCACCCCCTAAAAATACGCTTAGAACTATACTACACTAGTTACCTGATATAGATGCTAACTGGTGTGCAGAGTGCTACTGTGTAGCAGATACTAAACAATGTAGCTATACCCCTCAAGGGGTGGGGGTGCCACCCGGTGACCGACAGGGGCTTGACAGGCACAGGCCGCACGGGCTATAAGGGTCATGCAACCCACAGCGCCCGCGCGCGGAAAGAAAATCATGGCACTTATTATTAATCAAGTTAAATTCGTTCAAATCACATATAATAGCAAGAGTTATTATATGGAACGAATCTATTACGATGCAATCGCCGGCCGACTCAAGCGGGCAGGTCAGACAGTTAACAACACTCGTGTTTATCAGTATGCAATTGAGCTGATGCACTTTTGTGAGATAACTCAAGACTGTGCCAGATACTTGTTGCATCCTGCTTGGATTTCATATCACTATTATGATCCTAGCGAGGCAGAGATTCAAAAAGCTAGGGATGAATTGCATATTCTGCGAGGGGAGAATCTGTAATGGCCGGCATGACTGAAAAATACAGACTGTATCTCAGTGGTTATGAGATTGCAGCATTGTTGGAACTCACGGAACCCAGTAATCTTGACCCAAGTGAAATAACACCTGCACTCAGTACCGCGCGAGTTACTCTGCGGAAGAAACTAATTGAAGCGGAAGAAGGCACTGCAACTGTTGATCTAGTTGTGAAAGGACCGCGCCCCAGGAAATTTAGCAGTGAGGGGCTAGGTTTTAGTTCTAGTCCTAGTACTGTAGATGCAGCTACGCAAATTGCAGCAATGGATAATGACCCAGCATTCTGGGCAAAGATGGATGCAGCACAGAAAGCAGCACAGGCAGCTGAAGATGCTGGTAAGAAATTGCCTGATCCATTCATCGATCCCGAATTTAATTTTGACAGTGAAGGCGCTACGCCGCACACTCCACACTTCCCCAATCGAAAGGAACCGCAATGAATATCCGTACTACCCTATATCTCGCAATCGCAATCGCATGCACACTCAGTGCAGCATTCATTGCAGGATTCAGTGTTGCCAAGTATGAGCAACTGATCGCACTCAATGATGGGATTGCAGCAGTGGAAAGTAATATCGATGCTGCGCAGGCAGGAGAACAGCAATGACCACACTTAATCTCTACACAATTAAGCGTATCCACCGCGCTGCGCCGCATACGGAAGAGTGGATCACAGATGCATTCCCATCAGCCCGCACGGAAGAGTGGCGTTGTGAATGGGAATCTACCCCAATCCGAGTGGAAGTATTCACTGACCCCGTAGCATTCGATGAAATCAAGAATCTGCATGATGAATACATGTATTACAAAATCCGCCTGAACACTGTTGAGCCTGATCCCATGGAATAAATAACAAGCCCGCCACAGTGCGGGTTCTCTCTATTGTGCTCCCCGCAATACCTAGACGAGCACAATAACCGAGAACCCTACCTAGTTCCTACCGCACCACAACCCGTGGAGATTCAATCATGCTGCGATTCGCTCGCTACAGTTACGACTACATGCCACCTACATATCACTATAACTGTGCTGGATTTCAATATCAGCACTGCGGAAATGCATGGTATGTGATGGATGATTTCGGAGATGCAGTTATCTCCCGCCTTATTTACTGCCCAGACTAGCTCCGCTAGCATACAGAGTTTCAAAAGGAATCCCAATGACACATTTCATATGTGCATACAGTGGCCTAGACTGCCACACAAATCATTTCCCGCTCTCTCTCACTTCCCGGGAATCCCATCATCCCATCTTCGATGCACCACAGCGAACACTATTCACATTCGCACGCAAGTGGGCATCCGGAGAACTAACTCCCACCGATTCCTATCTGCTATTCACTGCACTCCTCAAATCATCCAATCGAGTGTATTTCCGAACAGCAGCTCGCTACACTCCCGGCCCCAGTGATGCAGTAGTAGCTAACTGCATGGAACGCCTGATGGTTGCACTGAGCCGCATGAACAGTATCAATGCGCCCGGGGAAGTATTCGCGGCAGTTGCCATTAATGCAGATAGCTGCAATATGGAGAATGCGAAATACTGGATTCAATCATGGTTCGATAACTATGAAGATTTCAAGGATAATTACAGCTTCGCAGCAAATGTGAAGAAGCTATCTTTGCGGGAACTCGCACTGGAACGCATGATTAAGTCCAGCCAGCATGATGTTTCGTACTATGCTCGCGATCTTGCAGACTGGGCATCGCTGGCAGGTAACTTCCCGCGCGGTACTGCACTTGTGGATGGCCTGCAAATCCCGATTGAGGATTACTGGAAGAACATAATCATCGCGGCCGCTAAGAAACAATTCTTCAGCATCAATAACAAAGACTTGCAGGAAGTAGTGGAGCACTGCGAGGAAAATATTGATCCCGGTACTATCCACCATCACAAACTGCTACTAGTACTGCGGGAAGCTAAGTCATATCTGGCTGGATTCCTAGGGGATATCAGCGGATTGGGAGTTAAGAAGTCCAATCCACTTATCTGGAACTTCGCACCAGACGCACCTGCCGCCCCGGAAACTGAAGAGAATGCATACGCTGCAAACTTGGATGCAATCGTGGCTGCAGCGCCTGCTACACTTCCACTGCGCTCACAATATTCTACGATGATGGAATATCTGAAAGCGAAGATTCGTTATGATGCAGCCGCTAGCATTCTCAGTGCGCGTGCCACTGAATCTGCCGCTGCGGGAGAGGATAATGGCTGATAACTACACTCACACACAAAGACAATATCCAGCAGAGCCGGTGCCGCCGAGTATCGGAATCCGCGCACTCGCATTTGAACCCTATCTGGTAGATAGCAAGCATGAACTGATCCGATACTTCCATCGTCACTGGACGCCTGCTACTTTCTTCTTCCACAGAGAGGGTGCAATCATTCGCGTGCAAGATGAAAGCTGGATTATTGTTCTAGCTGATAACCTAGATTACTGTTATCTGCGAGACAATCCTAACGCTCGCGTTATCTGTTCTTTCAGAAAGAGAAAGCAAGATAACATCGGTTTCGTAAATGTTCGAGTCAGCAAGAAAGGCTGGGATGAATGATGGCCGGACGCAATTTCATCATTCCCAAAACCAAGAAGACAATTCAAATACACCCACAAGTGCTGGGAACTCAACGTGAATGCTGCGAATGTGAACATGGCCGAGAAGTCCCCGGATGGACATTCAACATGAATTGCACATTCCATGATCGGGAAGTTAACCGGCATGATGAATGTTCTGCATTCTCTGCCGCGCCCGCACCCACTTCTCCGCACCAAACACAACGAAAGTAATATCATGAGCAACAAACAAGACAAACTCTATCACAGAGTAGTGTGCACTATCATCTCCAAAACCGGATATCATACAGTTCAAGTAGGTGACCTAGTAGTTGTAATCTCCCTGTTTCCAGTTAAGCTGTACCTTACTATTAAGGATACTGTGTACGGATGCATAGTGGACGATGAAAACCGATTGCTATATTTCTACGAACATGAACTTGAACCCCTCGGAGAACTCTAAATGGGACTGAACTCGTCCAAACTAGCTGAAATCAGAGCAAGAGTAATTGCCGCTCAAGCTCTTTCTACTGCTATACAAACTGCACCTCCGGCGCCACTGCTGACTGCATCCCCGAATTTCACTCTTGCTGCACTTAATAAGCAAGTTGGAGTATCCAGCGCGCCGCCAATCCCACTTACATCTGAGCCGCTAACAGCAACAGACAGGCATGGAAAGGTAATCGAATACAACACCAAGCAACAGCAATTTGTAGAGCTAGCATCCGCAGGTTCTGAAGACTGTATCCTAATTGGTGCAGCAGGCACCGGTAAAACTACCTGCATGAAAGGTGTTGTTTCCTCCCTGATCCTTTCCGGAACTGCTGGCATCTACAGCGATACAACCCACAAACACCTACAAGCAGATACTCCCGGTATCGTCGTCTGTGCATACACGCGCCGCGCAGTAAACAATATCCGTAAGAATATGCCGGAAGATATGCGCGGAAACTGTATCACCATCCACAAACTGCTAGAATATGAACCTGTATTCTATGAAGTAATCGATCCCGCCACCGGCCGCGAAAAGAAGAAGATGGAATTCCGGCCCGGTCGCAATGAACTTAATCCTCTCAGTTCCAGCATCCATACTGTAATCTTCGAAGAATCCAGTATGATCGGAACTGATCTTTATCGTCAGGTACAAAATGCGCTTTGTCATCCACACCAAGAAATCTTCTTGGGTGATATCCAGCAACTTCCTCCCGTATTCGGGCCCGCTATTCTCGGTTTCAAGCTACAGTCCCTTCGCACAATCGAACTCACGGAGGTATATCGTCAGGCTCTTGAAAGTCCAATTATCCGTCTTGCACACTCGATTCTGAGTGGAAAGAGAATCGGCCCGGGTGAACTCCAAGAAATGATTGTACCGGGCCAGCTGGTTATCAAGCCGTGGTCCAAAACAATTAGCCCAGATCACGCACTTGCTGTGCTGGGTAAACTGGATGATCCCAAGAATCTTGGACTGTTCCCGAAACTACTTGATAACGGCGGATACGATCCGGAAGAGGACATGATCCTGATCCCACAAAACGTGGGCCTAGGAACCAATGAACTGAACAAATACATTGCACAGTACATTGCTACCAAGCACGGCCGCGAAGTGTACGAAGTGGTGGCCGGATTCGATAAAGCCTACTTCAGCGTAGGCGAGAAGATCATGTATGAACGCAATGACGGGATCATTACCAAGATCGAACCGAATCCTCTATACGGCGGAAGCAAGCTAGTGCGCCCGGCCAGCAAAACCCTAACCTACTGGGGCATGGAAATCTCCTCGCAAAGAAACAAAGAGAACGAGGGAGTAGAGAACGCTGAATTCGAAGATATCGATTTCCTGCTAGCACAGTCCGCAATTGCTGATGATGACCGAGTGCATGCAGCCAGTCACCGAGTAACTATTAAGCTAGCGGATAGCGAAAATGAAATTGTCCTCGATAAAGCGGGCCAGATCAATAATACCATTCTCGGCTATGCGCTCACGGTCCACAAAGCGCAGGGCTCGGAATGGAGACGAGTATTTTTGGTGTTTCACCAATCGCATAATCGAATGCTACAAAGGGAGTTACTCTATACAGCTGTCACGCGTGCCAGGGAAGAACTTGTGGTCATATGCGAAAAAGATTCTTTCGAACGCGGCATAGAGAGCCAGAGAATTAAAGGCAACAGCCTCGCCGAGAAAGCTGAATACTTCAAGGGCAAATACGTTAGTGGTGTAGATGACAAGAACCTAGGGAACAGCCATGAACTCTAAACAAGCCACTTAATAAAAAGGGGTGGACCCCCTTGACAGCGGCCCAGGGCTCTGCTACATTGGCATCTCTGGTTTGCGAATCAAGTCTTTTCGCGAAAAGCAACCAGTAATTCAAACTTGCATCCGCAAGCTAACCCGCACGTAAGTGCAAACAACCGAGGTAACTCCAAATGGGTCTCCAATCCACCGACCAAGCCGCCACCGATACCAGCGCAAGTGTTGTCCCGCTCGCAGCTGCCCAAACTGCTGGCCTGACTTTCCCGCAAAAGCAGCGTTTCCGATTCAACAAGGATGACACCGGTTTCCAGCGCGCCGCAGTTGAAGTTGAGATTCCGGTTCCGTCCTACCAAGGCCTGATCCAGATTCTCAGCAATGCAGAAACTGTTGATGGCAAGAAGGCATTCGAACTGCTGCAACAAGCCGCTGCGCAAGTGGTGATCGGCGAAGTCCGAAGCTATGTTTCGGACAATCCGAACGCTTCGCAAGAAACCATTCCTTGGGACAAGTTCACGTTCGATGCGATCAGCAAGGTTCCGCAAGGTATTCGCGGAGTCAGCAGCATTGCTAAGGAACTTTGGGAAAAGTTCGCCAAGGCTTACGTTGCAGTTATGCCGGCTCTTTCGCAATCCACTCCGGAAATGTGCGCCGCTCGCGTTTCTGTGCTGGTGCAAAAGTTCCGTCCGCTGACTGGCAATCCGGACCGCAAGAAGATTATCGAAAACCTCATGGCAACCATCGCCATTTTCGTCGGCTCGAATACGCCTGATCTGGAAGAGTACACTCCGATTCTGGAGTTCCTCACCAAGAAGGCGGATGAACTGAAGGCGGAAGATTCGGTCATTACTTCGGATGCTCTGGGCTTCTAATCCCGCTAGATAACTGCCGAGCTTATTAGACCCTAGGCATAGCTGATGGGAACTGCGACCGGAGTTATCGACGTCCTGGATACGACGCTAAACTGTCCAATCCTAGTTTGTACGTTCTAGTTGCATAAAAACGTACACTCTTATAAGTGTGTCCTGCCCTATCTGTCTGGTGCCTTATCAACGGAGATAGAAAGATACAGGATTCTGCCCACTAGCTTATTAGGCCGTAAATACGGAACTGCTGAGTGCGAGAAATACAGGACACTGTATGGCATAATACTGTATGGCAGGATGCACCTATAAGAGTATCTCCCTTCGATCCCGATACCTACCAAAGAAAGTGAAGCGCGATGCGCACATATCAACCTATCTGGGAACGCATCCGGGCTAATCCTGGAAAGCGAGTGCCCATTGAAGTCCCTGCAATCTATCTTTCCAGACTGCTGAAAGCAGTTAACAAGGAAAAAGATCAAGATCATGCATACCGGAATGTACGCGCGACCCAGAATAAAACTGGCGTTATGTACAAATCAACTGCCCCGCATCCTACTCGCGAGGGCTTTCTTATTTGTACTTTCGTACTTCGTGAATACGATACGCTGCTGTCCTTTGCAGATAAGCAGCAAGTGCGCCGCAGACAGCCACCATTGCCGGGCCAACTAGCAAATGATATCGGACTGGCTGAACTGGAACTAGTAGCGTTCGATTTCATTCCTACTGCGAACGAAGTAATTCGTGCACAGATGCAGATGGGAATGGAACTGGCCGCTGCAAACAAGGATAAGGCGGAGAAATAATATGCCTACTATATTTGGTATCATACAAGCTGAATCCGATAAAGCTATCCTGTTTAAATACAGTTCTCTGCTGACTGCGCCCGGAATGAAACCTTATGATATCAGCGGGCAAAGCTGGTTTCCACTGTCCCAAGTAACTAGTATCTGTCGCTCAGCTAACGCAGATGAAGAAGATAATCTAGTTATCAGTGAGTGGATCGCAGAGAAGAAAGGACTATACGATGAACTGGATTGATTGGACTAGGGGAAATAATCATGGGACTTAATAGCGCTAAGCTAGATGCAATTAGAGCAAAGTTTGCACCGCCCGAGCAGCAAGTAAGTGATATTCAATCAAAGGAAATCAACCATGCGAACCAACAACTCCACTCGCAAGCAACGCAACCAGTCTCGCCCGGGGCGGGAGTCGTCAATTCTGGCTTACTTCGTCTTGAAGCCGCAGCGAAAGCAAGTGCAGAAAGCAGCAAATCTGAGTTGCAATCCGCAGCAAGCGTGGAAAGTGCGGGAACGGTCAACTTCCAACGGGTGGCAGATTCTATTCAGGAACTCACGGTAGCAATTCACGATGCGCATCCTAGTATGCCTCGCCTACTTCATGATATCTGGGCTACTCTTCGCACATATCCTGAGTGTGTAACTCTCCTCTCTGAGTCGCAGATGGAAGTAGTTATCAGCGGGCTGGAAAAGGTTGTTGATACTGATCTCGCAGCAATCACAATCAAGTCTGCAACGTCCGGCACTAAGGCGAAGAAGGGTCCGGTAACTACTGCCTCACTTGGGTTCTAGCATCCCGAACCAGCAACGAACTCCATAACCATGAAACCTAAAATCTACCTAATAGCGGCCTGCGTTCGTTTGCAGTACCGCACTACGGATCGCAGGTTTCATTATATGGCGCTCTTAGTTCATCCTGACTTTGCATTTGATCGCAAGGCGCGCGCCGAAAAGATATTCACGCCACTAATTAATCTATACGCAACAGATTGTAGTGTACTTGATTTCCATGATCTTGTCAGACTCATATCCTTAATCACATTTCCAGAACAACAGGAGTTATACGAATGGGAATTAAAGCAACATCCATTAAGGACACCTCCCTGGAATCCGCAGAAATGGATGCCGGGGGAAACTTCGGCGCTTTGCTTGATGGTGAAGAACTCGGAAATACAGAGCCTGGGTCCGGTACTGGAGGCATTGATCCAATCAAAGCAGTCAGCGGAAGCATCGATCCCAGAATCCAGCTCCTCAGTTATTCCAGTCTCCTCACTCTCCACAGTTGCCCCCGAAAGTTCCAGCTCTACAAACTCAAGTCCGAGCGAGCAACTCAAGATGAAGTTGCAAATGTTACGTTCGCGTTCGGGCATGTAGTTGGCGAAGGTCTCCAGTTAGTATTTCAAGGTCTGAGTATCCAGCAAATCACTTGGAAACTATTCCTTATGTGGGATAGTGTGAATCTCTGGGATAGTGACCCTAAGCGACACAAGAGCTTTGCAGAAGCAATCCAATGCATTCGCAAATTCATAGCCCTGCGCAATGCAGGATTCCTTGAAGAACTGGAACTTGTATATGTACCAAATCCTGCCACCGGAGTATTGGAACCAGCTTGCGAGCTGGGCTTTGCTGTCAGCGTGTTTGACGGCTTTGTCTATCGCGGTTTCGTGGATGCTGTACTTCGCAACAAGGAAACTGGCGAAATCATTGTTCTGGAATGTAAGACCACTTGGATATCTCAGGTGGCATCCGCGACTTATAAGAATAGCGGACAAGCTCTCGGATACAGTGTCGTGCTTGATTCACTGTTCCCTGGTATATCTAGCTATTCGGTTCTGTATTTGGTTTACAGCACAAGCACTCTAGAATTTATCTGCCTGCCCTTCAGCAAGACATTTGCATCGCGGGCCGAGTGGATTCGCAGTCTAGTGTTTGACGTAGAGGATATCACCCGATATGAAGAAATTGGTTTCTATCCTAAGCGCGGCGAATCGTGCTACTCTTTCTTCCGTGATTGTGAGTATCTTAATGTATGCAATCTTAGCACTTCTTATTTGGCTAAGCCAATGACGGAAAGCAAGGAACACATTGAGATAGCGGAAGCGAGATATACTCATAGATTCACACTAGCTGATATCATTGACAGACAGGTTGAACGCAACTCTTAACATCCTAATCATGGCTAAACTATCCACACTATCTCCATCCACAACCCAGCGAGTTCTACTTTATGGTCCGCCTAAGACTGGAAAGACTGAGATTGCCGGTAACCTTAGTTCAGATTTCGATCTACTCTGGTTTGATCTGGAAGCAGGAAAGGACACTCTCTTTAAACTTCCTTCCGAACAGCAAGAGCGGATCAACATTATCAGTATTCCAGATACGCGAGGTTTTCCCATCGCAGCAGAAACGATGCTTAAAGTTATCAAAGGTCTCAAAGTCAGTATCTGCCAGGAACACGGTAAAGTAAACTGTCTTGCTTGCGGGAAGATGGGAAAGCCGGCCGAAGAAGTTTGTCTTAATGAACTTCCACAGGGAACAATTCTCGTAATCGATTCACTCACGCAACTCTCCAATTCCTTTATTGCACATATCACGAAGGAACAGGATGAGATGTATAAAATGCAAACAGATGACTGGGGTAATCTTGCCAAGTTCGTGGACATGTTCTTGTCGTATGTGCAGCAACTTAAGTGTCATGTTATCTGCATTACGCACGACACGACGGCGGAACTTGAAGACGGAAAAGAGCGAGTTGTTCCAGTCATGGGAAGCAGAAATTCTAGCCGCAATGTCGCCAAGTATTTCGACCACGTTGTCTATGCTCAAGTCACAAACGGAAAGCATGAATTCGGTTCCAGTACTCTCTACAAGAACGGAATCACAACTGGCTCGCGGTCCGGCGCAGTGCTAGAGAAAGCCGGAAAGAATCCTTCACTACTCGATATCATGAAAGGAAATGTCAAACAAATTAATCCTGCCTCACCTACCCCTGGAACTCAAGCTGTCAATTCACTCAGCGCACTAAGGAACAAACTCAATGCCAGCCCCCAGTAAACAAAAGCCTACGCCGCTTCCGGATACTAAGCGATCCGCTTTGCTGCAAGAAGCTATGCAGATCACTCACCATGATCGTAATGCAAACTACGGCAATCCGGAAGATAACTTCCAACATATTGCTAATCTCTGGAACTCCTACCTTGCAGTTAACACTGCGCGAACTGAGATCGCTAGCGCCGACGTAGCAGTTATGTGCATGCTTATCAAGGTGGCCCGCCTTGGAAACAATCCCGACCATCATGACAGTGCAGTAGATATTGCTGGCTACGCCGCTTGTCTCTCTGACTGCCAAAAGTAACTCTCCCCCTGAAGTACAATTCTGTACAAACTAACCGTAAACTGAAAGAACCAAATCATGACCGATCTGAACAACGCCTCCGTCTCCACTCTCGACCTGTTGGATGCAACTCTGGATGACATGAATGATCTGCCTAGCTGGAGTAACTTCCCGGCTGGCGTCTACAAGGTCAAGCCCGGTATCAAGCAAGAAAAGAAGAAGAATGCAAAGACGGGTGCAATGGAAACGCACATTACTGTTACTGCGAAGTTGTTGGAAGTGCGTGAACTTGCCAGTGCCGAAAGCACTCCGCCGGATGTCGGCTCTGAAACTCAAGTTCGTTACACTTGGGAAAATGAGTATGGCCAAGGTGGCCTGAAGAATCTGCTGAAGCCGATTGCTGCTGCAACTGGTCTGAAGAAGGTTCCGGAACTGCTGGAAGTTTTGAACACTGCTGACGATGTTCTGCTAGTTATGGGAACTCGTGCAGGTAAGGCACCTGCTGGCGGCGGCGAAGCTCCGCAGTATCAAGTGTTCTCTGATCTGATCGTCGAAGCATAACCTGCTGTAATATCAAGTGCCCTGGTTTGTTTGAGTACAGGCCGGGGCATTTTCATTACCGCAGCGAGTGTGGCGAAATTGGTTGAGACGCACCTGACTTAAAATCAGACACAGATTAACGATCACACTGTGGGTTCGAATCCCACCACTCGCACCACTCACACAGGAACTAGAATGAACGCCTTATTTCTAGGAACTCCAGCAGATGAGAAGTTCACAGGCTACCTGAAACCACTTCTCTCTGCCTGTACTTCCTCATTCGTAATCCTGCAAGATATCCAGTACCTAGAGCAAGTCCGGGAATACTGCGCCAAAAAGAATATCACCAAAGTATTCACCACACAGGCCGCGTTTCTCTGGAAACTTGTTGAGAAAGACTGGCCGACCGGACTTAAAAAGAAACCAAGCATTAATGATTATGCTGGTTCCTTTTTCACTCTATCGCCTAAGCCGGGATTGCGGGATCAGATTGAGATTGTAGTACTCAACCCACTCAAGCAATGTGTTACCAAAACCTACGGTAAATTTGTACTGGAGCGTCATGTATCAAAGCTCACTCAACCCAATAGATGGCATTCCAGTACCGCCTTCTCCTTCACCGTATGTAACACTGGAGAACAACTCGCAGCCGCAGAATCTGATCTTGCCTCCGCCTATGCAATCGCAATTGACATTGAAAGCGTCAAGCAAGATGCAGCGATTTCTTGTGTCGGATATGTCGGAATATTTGTTGACGTGGCTGGAAACATTAGCACTCGCGGCTATGTTGTGCCTTTCACTAGCACTTATAATCTGTCGTATGTACGGAGACTGAATGCACTGCCATGCCCCAAGATATTCCAGAACGGAAAGTACGATAACGCTTACTTCCTCCGATTCAATTGCCCCGTTAGCAACTGGCTCTGGGATACAGCACATTTATTCCATTCCTGGTATAGCGAGCTTCCTAAAGATCTTGGCTTCCTCAACGCTTTCTTCCTGCGAGAAAGTTGTTATTGGAAAGACTTGGCTAAGGTCGGAGATAAATATCTATACTATAAATACAATGCTCTCGATGCTTGGGTCACGGCAAATGTATGGCTGCTTCAGATGCTACAGATGCCAGCTTGGGCACGCAAGAACTACACTCTCGAATTCCCGCTAGTGTTTCCTTGTTTGCTTAGTGAAATGACTGGGGTGCGCCGCGATCCTGCTGCTATGAAAGCAGCTGTTGCTAAGGATACAGGGGAATTGGGTAAGCTGCAATCCAGTCTGAACAACATCCTCGGAGTTCCATACTTCAATACCAACAGCCCTAAGCAGATGGAAGCATTGTTTAAGGTACTTGGTCTTAGCGAGTTCGCCGAGGTTAGCAAGAGAAACAGTGAGGGTGAATACGAAGAAGGAAATTCCTACAATGACAAGGTTATTGAGAAAGCCCTTCTTGCACATCCATTCGGCCGCCGAATCCTTAAGCTAGTTCAAGCAATCCGTAAGCTACGTAAAAATATTAGCACTTATCTGGGTACTGGAGAGGACACCGCTGAGTTCTTCGCCTACGGAAGTGCACGAGATAATCAAGCCCAAACTGTAGGAGAACCAGATGGTAGAATCTTGTATTCACTCAATCCACACGGTACCGATACTGCTAGATTGTCCTCTAACTCACACGCCTTTTGGTGTGGATTTAACATACAGAATGGACCACGTACCGGAACATATAAGACCACGATTGCAGCAGATGATGGAATGTTTCTGGCGGAATGTGACCTCAAGCAAGCCGAATCAAGAGACACTGCGAATATATCTGGAGATAGCGCACTACTCGCAGCACTCGACAGTGAAAATGATTTCCACGCACACAATGCCAGCGCGTTCTTCGGCAAACCCTATGCCGAAATATTTGACAATGAACTCGGAAAGACTCTCGATAAGCCACTCCGTGATCTCAGCAAAAGAACTAACCACGGCGCTAACTACAATATGGGCGCAATGATTATGTTGGAAACCATGGGTCAGGAGCGAGTAGCGCATGCTAAGCAGATGCTCTCGTTGCCGACTGCGTGGAGCCTGATCCGAGTCTGCGAATATCTACTGGAGCGATTTCATGCTACCTATCCTAATATTGCAAAAGTGTATTACCCTTGGGTTGTGCGTTCTGTGCTGGAAACTTCTAAGCTCACTTCGCGCGTATATCATCACGTGGCCCGAACCGAGAAGATTCCTGCGAATGTTTATATTGAAGAAGGTGACTGGACTCGTTACTGCTTTGGCCATCCTGACAAGTCTAAACGTGATCTTAACGCTCTGGTAGCTCACGTCCCCCAATCACTAAACGGGAGAACTCTTAATGAAGCCTATCTTACTGTCTTCTATAAGTTTGCACTTGGGAACTCTGAGTTTAGACTCTACGCTCAAATTCACGACTCTATCCTATACGGCTTCAAGCGCGGATGCCATGCTAAATATTGTGAGGGAGTTAGAAACGCTATGGAAATCGCAGTCACAATACAATCCTGCGACTCCAAGGTTAGAACCTTCACAGTACCTGCTGACACTAAGGCTGGAAAAGCTGGAGTCGGAGCAACCCATTGGAACCTCACTGAGTAATGCACATGTCAGTTAAGCTAATTGCTACAGGTCAAACAGTACTTGTAGACATCGACATAGCTCTAGATGTAATGCACTGGGGATTGTCAGTATATACTAGACCAGATGGCTATAAGATAGTTACATTTACGACAGGACCGCACAGAAAAAAGCGATTATCAAATTACGTACTGAACTTTCCCGCATTGGACGTAGACCACCGAGATGGCGATACCTTGAATAATACCAGGGATAACCTAAGAGTGGCAACGCGTGCGCAGAATATGGCTAACAGAGGAAAGTTACGTAATGGTTTGTTAGCCAAGGGTGTATATAAGGCTAGAGATGGATACATGGCTCGCATTTCAGTTAATGGAATACGTAAGTATTTAGGTGTATTCGTAACAGAAGAGCAAGCAAGTGCAGCCTATGAAAAAGCTGCAGCTAAATATCAGGGCGAGTTCGCTTATCATCTCTCCAGGAATACCAATGCCAACCTACAGTGATATTAAATATAAACGGGAACCAAACCAAGGATTGATCCTCTCTATTCCTGAGACTTCAATTCCTTCTTTCTTAAATCTGCTTAACAGAGCATTAAACTGTTTTCCCGAAGCAGAGCCAGAATGGAAACATCTGGCAGATATCATTCAACACGGTTCACCTCTCATGGATTACTATGCACAGGATAGTGCGTGTAAGATGAGACATAAGGAGAAACCATAACCAAGGCGCCAACGTGACAATCATGGACGAGTATCTCCGCTACGTGGAGAATACAGAACCACCAACTATCTTTCACAGATGGTCTTTACTCACTGCTATTGGCGCACTCCTTGAACGTAATTGCTTTTACGGCGACGGCTATTTCACATACTACCCTAATCTATACGTAATGCTGATGGGAGAAAGTGGTACTCGCAAGAGTACTGCAATCAACCTGGCAAAGAGTACACTCAAACTATCTGGATACAATCACTTCAGTGCTGAAAGAACCAGTAAAGAAAAGTATCTACTTGACCTAGGAGAACAGAATGAAGATCTTGACGAATCCGGAGATATTTCCTCTGCATCACTGTTTGGAAATAGATTCACTAGCTGCGAAGAAGACACACGAACTACCCCGAATTTTATTGTAGCAGGCGAATTCAATGACTTTATCGGGAACGGTAATATTGAGTTCATGTCCATACTGGGTAACCTGTGGGATTGGTCCGGCGGCGCCTACGAGAATAAGGTGAAAAATGGAAAATCTATCAAGATTCCCAACCCAAGTATTAGCCTTCTCGGAGGTAATACAGCAACTGGCTTCTCTCTTGCGTTTCCTTCCAGTGCAATTGGTCAAGGATTTTTCTCAAGACTTATACTCATCCACAGCGCAGCCTC